TCAAAGCCAAAACCTAATCTACCAGTTAAAAGCCATGTAGAGCCTGAAAAACTTGGTTTATTGATTGACAAGATGAGAACGTGTGAAACAAAAGAGCAATTGTTTGCTAGTTATAAGATTGCATTACAAGCCTGTCATTCTGAAAAAGAATGGGAAACAATGGTCATTAAAGTCAAAGACGAACTAAAGGGGTTAATAAATGGATGATGTATTAGATGACATACCTTGCCCAGTTTGCGATCTAGGCGAGTTGGAAATAACAGAAACCCGTAAACATTTGCATTGTGCTATTTGCGGACATTATCAACTTATACCGAAAGATGACGATGATTTCTAAAAAAACTATTGTTGAGATTGCAATTGAGGCAGGCTTTCACAAATATTCTGTTGACACAAATCTTGATAACTTTATATATTTTGCTGGAATGATTGCCGAATTGGAAAGGGAAGAATGTGCCGAAATCTGTATCAATGAAGATGATTTCAAGACGCAGATTTGTGCTTTAAAGATATTAACTAGGGGTTTGGAATGATAGAACAACGCACCGAAGAATGGTTTAAACAACGTTTGGGCAAAGTTACAGCATCAGCTATATCAAACGTTATAGCCAAGACAAAAATAGGACCTAGCGCATCTAGAGAGAACTACAGCACCCAATTGACCTTAGAACGGTTAACTGGACAACAAGCAGAGTTTTATACAAATGCAGCAATGGAATGGGGAACAGCTACTGAGCCACAAGCTAGGCAACATTACGAGATATACAGGGATGTATTTGTAGATGAGGTGGGTTTTATTACGCACCCAACAATTGAGATGGCGGGTGCAAGTCCTGATGGGTTTGTAGGGGAAGATGGGCTAGTGGAAATCAAATGCCCTGAAAGTAAAACACAAATGGAGACCCTGCTCAATCAGAAAGTGCCCACTAAGTATATGCCACAAATGCAATGGCAATTAGCGTGTACTGGTAGAAAGTGGTGCGATTTTGTCAGTTTTGACCCGAGAATGCCTGAAAATCTACAAATTTTTGTGCAAAGGGTCGAAAGAAACGATTTATACATCAAGATGTTGGAAGAAGAAGTAACGCTGTTTTTAGCAGAAATTGACGAAAAAGTTAAAATTTTAAGGAATATAAAATGAGCAAGATATTAAAAGAAATTAAAGTAATTACAGGCACTTATACAGATAAGAATGGCCAAAAGAAGAATCGTTACTCAAGAATTGGGTCTGTCATTGACACATCCAAAGGTCCAATGTTGAAAATAGACAGTATTCCACTTAAAGAGGGCGGCTGGGATGGTTGGGCATACATGAACGAGCCGTATGACGATGGCGGTGTACCCAATCCACAGGCTAGTCGTGCGCCAAGAGTGGGTAATTTTGACAACATGGCAGACGATATACCTTTTTAAGGATAAATCATGCCATTTCAAATGCCACTAAGGTTTGATGGGGACGATTACTTACCAAAACGTGATGATATTAGGCTTACTGGCCAACTTTTACGGGTTTGGAATGCAGTTTGCGATCAAAATTGGTATTCATTGAAAGAAATAGCTGAAAAAACAGGTGACCCTGAGGCGAGCATTAGTGCCCAGTTAAGGCATTTAAGAAAGCCACGTTTTGGGGCGCATTTGGTGGAAAGATTGCACATAACAAGGGGTTTTTACAAATACAGACTTACGCCCAAAGTTAAAGATTTGAACTAATTTGAATTTGTGCTATAGTTAAAATACTGCCAAAAGGTAGTGTTTTTTGCAAAGAAACAAAGGAATTTATCATGGGTTATGGAAATATGGAAAAAATGCCAAAAGGTGTAAAGTCTTCTGACAACACAGGCGAGAAGAAAGTTGGCGCATCAATGGTTGACAAAGAAGTTATGCGTCCTGGTATGTCAGGCGAGAAAATCCCAAAGGGTGCATTGTCTAGCGACACAAGCGGAGAGCGTAAAATGCCTATCGCTGGTGGTGTAGGCATGGGCAAGATGGACGGGATTGGATCACGTGACAGCTCACACATGGGCAAGCACGATGGACGCATGGGTGAAATGAAAGGTGGTTCTTCAGAAAAGAGCTGCTACGATCACGAGCGTTCAGAGTACAGATAAAAGCGAAATGCCGCCAAGGAGCATCAAGGCGGCACTTCTAATCACAACAACTAAGTGGAGTTGATATGACTGTTTCCAATTGTAGTGCTTGTTCGTACTATATAGGCGGTAATTTAGGGGTATGCAGACGCTATCCTTATTACCAAAACCGTAGCATGAATGAATGGTGCGGAGAATTTGCAGAGAAAGCCATTTTGCCCGAGGTTAACCCCTTGGGCGTTTTTTCCAATGGTGAAGCTACACCTGCCAAACGTGGAAGGCCACGCAAATGATTAAGCCATTAAGAGACAAGATATTTGTCAGACCTGAAAAGCGCATTCAGTCCACGTTGTACATTCAAAGTGCAGAAGCTGACACCGTAGGGTATGTTACGGCAGTTGGAGATGAGGCAGCAGAAGAAGGGCTAAAAGTAGGTGATAAGGTTTACTTTGGTACACTAGCCAAAGATTACAAAGATGAATACTTAAAGTATACTAATTTCAAGAATGACGATGAGAATATGATTGTCATGAGTTGGCAAGATGTATGTTTTATTGAGGAAACTGAATAATGGCAACTGGACTTTATGCGAATATTCATAAAAAACAGGAACGGATAAAAAAAGAGAAGGCCGAAGGTAAGCCTGTTGAGAAGATGCGTAAGCCTGGCACAAAGGGCGCACCTACTGCTGAAGCATTTAAACAATCTGCTAAAACGGCCAAGAAATGAAAAAGCACGACAAGCCTATAGAGCACAAAACCACGGGTAAGGGTAAGACTTACAACCCTACTGACAAAGGTGCTGGAATGACCGCCAAGGGGCGTGCTGAGTACAACGCCAAGAATGGTAGCCATTTGAAAGCACCAGCTCCTAATCCTAAGACTGAGAAGGATAAAGGTCGCAAGGCTAGTTTTTGTGCTCGCATGGAAGGTGTAGTAAAGAACGCTAAAGGTCCTGCTGAAAGGGCTAAAGCATCATTAAAGAACTGGAACTGTTAATGCCACTTATTAAATCAACATCACCAAAAGCATTTAAAGAAAATATCAAGGCTGAGATGAAAGCGGGTAAGCCAGTAAAGCAAGCCGTGGCCATCGCCTATGCTGAAAAGAACGCAGCAAAGAAAGCAAAAGATAAAAAGAAATGACTGAAGACACTAAACCTGTAGGCAGACCAACACTATATGACCCAGCGTATTGCGATGAGGTCAGGAAATTGGGCGCTTTAGGAAAAAGTGTAGAACAAATTAGTACATATTTGGGTGTGTCATTAAGAACAATGTACACATGGAGAGATGCTTATCCTGATTTTTTGCACGCCTTGGATGATGCTAAGATTTCAGAGCAAACTTGGTGGGAAGATCAAGCTCAAGCGTATATGCTAGAGAACAAAGATGGACCTAAACTTAACGCTAGTATTTGGTCAAGATCGATGGCAGCAAGGTTTCCTAAGAAATACAGGGAAAGCGTAAAACAAGAGATTACAGGAGAGAACGGTGCGCCATTGCTGACTGCAATTCAAGTATCGTTTGTCACTCCTAAAGATGTTGGCGAAGCGGCTTAGCCCCGTGGGATGAAGATATTAAAGAGTGTTGTTCACCTGACCCTGCTTTATGGGAGCGCCAACAATGCAAGCTAACGTAGAATTTCCTGTCAAACTGCAATGCCTGTTTCAGCCTGCAAGGTACAAGGTATTATGGGGCGGTCGTGGTGGTGCTAAGTCTTGGGGGATTGCCAGGGCTTTGCTCATCATAGGGTTAAATAAGCCAATCCGTGTGCTTTGCGCCCGTGAATTCCAAACATCTATCAAGGATTCAGTACATAAGTTATTGAGCGACCAAATCATTAATATGGGGTTAACAGACTTTTATGAGGTGGTTGACCGCACTATTAGGGGCAAGAATGGATCAGAGTTTAACTTTGTTGGTTTGAAGAACAATGTAGCCAATGTCAAGTCTTATGAGGGTGTTGATATATGTTGGGTGGAGGAGGCGCAATCAGTATCGGCAAGGTCTTGGGATGTATTGATTCCTACAATTCGTAAAGAACAATCCGAGATTTGGGTAAGTTTTAACCCTGAACTGGCCACAGACAACACCTATCAGCGGTTTATTCTTAATTCACCAGCTAATGCTATTGTTCAAAAGATCAATTGGTCTGATAACCCTTGGTTTCCTGAGACGCTAAAGCTAGAAAAAGATGCGCTTAAAACTAGAGACATTGAGGCGTACAACACGGTTTGGGAGGGTATTTGTAGGGTAACGGTTGATGGTGCTATATTTGCCAAAGAAATGCAATTGGCTGAGATGGAAGACCGCATCACAAAGGTTAACTATGACCCGACAAAGCCCGTACACGCTGTCTTTGACTTAGGATGGTCAGATGCTACGGCAGTATGGTTTGTCCAGTTTATTGGAATGGAAACACGCCTAATACGGTATATGGAGACAAGCCAAGAGACAATTAGCGCCATATTAGCCAAAATGCAGACATTTGGTTACATATACGATACATTGTGGTTGCCACACGATGCTGAAAACAAAACATTGGCAGCAGCTGGGCGGTCAATAGAAGAAATAGTGCGTTCATCAGGCTATAAAACTAGAATTATTCCTAGAACGCCTGTTGTGGATAGTATTAATGCTGCAAGAACGATTTTTAGGAATTGCTGGTTTGATAGAGATAATTGCGTAGATGGGCTACAATGCCTTAGACACTATCGTTATGAGGTTGATCCTGATACTAAGCAATTCAGTCGCACACCGCTACATGACCAATATTCACATGGCGCAGATGCGTTTAGGATGCTAGGATTGATGATACAAGAGCCTAAGAAAATGGTAGTTAAAAAACCCGTGTTTGAACATAGCAATTGGATGGGATGATTATGTCCGAAAATCAAAGCGACTTTGACCCACGTATTGACGAGGCTAAGAAATTCTTAAAGTTAGCCAATGATGCTGACACTAATAACAGATCAGAGGCGTTAGAAGACTTAAAGTTTGCCGCTGGTGACCAATGGCCAGTTGAGATACAAAATAGCCGTACTTTAGAGGCACGCCCTTGTTTGACCATTAATAAGATTGATGCGTATGTGCGTCAAGTCACAAATCAACAAAGACAACAGCGCCCACGCATTAAAGTCCACGGCATGAACAGCCAAAGCGATGCAAAGGTAGCTGACATACTTACAGGCATTTGCCGACACATTGAGGTCAATTCAGATGCCGACCACGCCTACGACAACGCTTTTAACTATGCTGTACGCATGGGATTTGGATACTGGCGTGTCAAGACCGACTATGTACGTGAAGATTCATTTGACCAAGAAATCTATATTGAGCCAATTCACAACCCTTTTACGGTTTATTTTGACCCCAACAGCACATTACCCGATGGTTCAGACGCTGAGAAATGCCTGATTACACAAGTTGTAAGCAAAGAAATATTCCGCAAGATGTATCCTGATGCTGATGACGGCACAGGATTTAGCCAACGTGGAACTGGTGACAGCAACGCAGAATGGGTAATGAAAGAAGATATTCGCATAGCC